TTAGTCTTCCCGTTATTTGCTTGATTTAATTCAGCTAATATTTAACATGTTTGAGCCAAACGACAATCCTTTCTCCTTTCTAGTTTATTGTAAATATAATCAAATGCTTCAAGTTCGTTATATTGTAATTTTAAAAATTCTTCCTTGGTTATACCCCAAGCAATTTGGGCTAAAGCGATTTGCTCTAGCCATTGCCTTTTTTTTCCGATGTTTCCCCTGATAAGCCACTCCCTGCCATAGCCTCTTTAATTGACTCAGCAAGCTCTGCCATAGGTGGTAAGTCGTTAGCGTGTTCTAGGGGGTCTCCTGTGAGTCCTAGGCATGCACAAGCTAATGATATTGAACTAGCGATTGGCTTACTGTCAAAATCTGATATATTGCCTCCGTTAATTTCAAAAAGCATTATTGCTTTGTTATCGACTTTAATGTCCTTTTCTTCTCCTTTGTATGTGATCTTTGCCATAATTTATTTCCTTAATTATTTTATCCTATTTGTGTTATATTAGATGTAAGTTTAACAGTAATTGTTTTCTTCAATACATCGTCTTTATCAAAAATTCTTTCACAGTTTGTGACTAATCCTGTTGCCCTAAATTCCGTTGAATCATCAGGTGTAGAATATTGAACAACGATTTGTTTGTCGTTTCTTACTAGCTGATCAAAGTCGTAAATTTTTCTCAGTTCATGATTTCTCATAGCTACAGCACCATTATCACTTGAATCAGGCTCTACTTGTAAAAAGATTCTTCTGTATGGATTGCCACTTGTGACGCTTCCTGAATTTGTCATATATGGATACCAACAGACAAATTGATTATTAAAATCAGATGATGATATTAAATGATTGTACAATGTTTTAAATCCATTATTTGCATGTGTTAAAATTTTCGCAGTAAAGCCACCACTTCTTGATTCAATATCGTGCTTGTAAGTATATAGAAAATGTTGCCCACTTCTGTTTGCTAAATCAGGATGACCTGAAGCAAAGTCAGGATCAACTGATGCAGGCACACTAAAAAATACTTGCGTAGGATCATTTGAATCATTCGCAGTTTGAAATTTAAGTCTGTGAATAGGTTGATCTGTTCTTATTGTTAGACCACCACCTGAGCCTGATTCTGTCCAACCTGTGTTGCTTATTCCTGTTCCGTAACTTGTATCTTCAAAATCTCCATTAATATCAATCAATTCATAAGGAAATTTTGTGCTATAATCTATTGTATTAGTTACACTATAACTAGTTCCATAATTACTAACAATATCCCTAGGTGTAGGAAAGTGAGATAAAGTTGTGAATGTCAATTCACCTGTGTCTACTAAGCCACCACGATACCTTTTAACGCTATCAGAATTGTAGTGTACGCTTTCGATAGTTTCTTTTGATATAGTTGGTAGGGTTACTTCAACTAAATCATTTAAAGTCACTAGGGTATTATCTGTGAAACCCATTTTAATTGTTGTTCCGTATGCTTTCTTAGCCATGTGTTATGCCTCCTGTTAGTTTAGCAGTTATTGTTTTTGTTATTGTGCCATCAATAGGTGTGTTGGTTTCTACATTTGTAATTATTGATTCAAATAACATATTGTCCGTACTTCCGTCACTTACTTTAAAAAATACTTTCGTGTTTTCCAATAACATATCTTCCCAAGTATACATTCTCAACATATAGAAATCACTTAGTGCTAATTCAGTAAAAGTGCCTGTTGCAGTTACACTCATAGTAAGTGGTGATCGTTGCATTCTTAAGGTTACAGTTTGGTCTACATTATGTGCTAATGGTAAATCACTAATAACATTATTCGTAATATGTCCACTCTTACTTAAAGTTGCAGAAAAAGGCGAAGAATCGGAGGTATAAAAGTTTTTGTAGCCGATCGTATATATTTTATCAGCCATACTTGCTTTATAAACACTATCGGTTGATTGTTGTAATACTGTAGGAGGTGTTGTATCTGCATCAGAGGAAGTTGAGCCTTGTGGCGTAAACTGAAAGTATCTTTTAGTTGTAGGGTTTGCGTTTTGTCCATGTATATCTAATCCACTACCTACATCTATTGCCCAACCTGTGTTGGATGGAAAAGAAGTTTCTGTGCCCCCTCCATATCCTTGTGACATTGGATTTCCATTAATATCTATTCCTTGAAAAGGATAATCCGTTGTGTAATCTTTCCCATGTAAGGATGCTGAATAAGTCTCATTACCTGTATTAAATAAAGATTGTATAGGCTCTATATAGGATTCTGTAGTAAAAGAAAATTCTCCACCATCAACTAAACCACCATTGTATTTTCGTATGCCACCATCATTATTAATGTCAGTTATTTCGTAATTGTCTTTAGTAACACTTGGCAATTGTATTTCAGTAACTTCTTTTACTGTGTGCAATAAACTAACATTGGGTTCTGTATAAGTAAACGGAGTTCCACTATCATCCCCTACATTATGTGGTAATGCGTTTAAATTATCTACAAAGGTGTTAACCCTTGCATTAGCGAATGGAGAGTCAACAGGTAACGCTACTTGAATTTTGTATTGATTTGTTTGTTTTGCCATTTTTTTTCGTGTTTAAAAATATAGGAGAAACGATGGGGAATCAATCCCCAAAGTTTCAAACTATAAGATTGTTAAGACTTGGTTACTGAACCTGATACTTTAATTGTAATAGTTGCTGATAACTGCCCATCAATAGGAGCTTCTTGCTCGAAACCTGTGACGATTCCGTTGAATGTTAATACTGTTGCTCCTGTGTCTGCGTAGGTAATTTTAAAACCTGTGTTTGAAGCATCAGCGACATCATTAGGTGTCTCTGCTAAAGTCCTGAAATCAGCGTGTGCTGAATTATCAGGGTCATAGTTTACTGTAATAGATACCTCGCCAAAATCGACAAGACCACCTATGTATTTCCTGATTCCACTATCTCCGTGACTTGTAACTTCGATTGTGTCCTTAGTTACAGAAGGAGGAGACAAATCAGTTATACCACCAAGAGCGACATATGTAGCCGAGCCATCTTGATAGCTGAATGTTAATCCGTATGCTTTTTCTGCCATAATTTTATTTTATTATATATTTTAAGGATAAATCTAAAGACCTTATCCATAGTTTGTTGTTGTCTTCATATGCGTCAAACTCATTAGAGGTATCGGCATAAGCCATTTCGATAGTTGAATCCAATAAGATGGACTGTCCTACAAAAAGTGTTTTGAAAGTATTTATGTTTGAATCAATCGTAGCTAGTGAGTTGGAGAAAAAATCAAACTCCACAACCATTCTGCCATTTGAAAATCCACCACCAAATTCAGTTTCAGGCGTGTCTTCTTTCATAGTAAAAATAGAAAAGTTTGCATTGTTAAGTGACTGCCTTTGTGGTGCTTGTATTGGGTAAAACTCAAACGCTGAATCGAACTGATCTTGAACTGTGCTTGACTGTAAGTATGTCGCTAATGCTTTATAAGGTGTCATTTAAATCTCCCAACTAAGTTACGCATTTCCTTATAAAAATAATTCTCTGCTGATTTTCTTTTTCTGTTTACTGCATCCATTGCAAACCCAAAGCTTTTTGCTCCTCTTAATCTTTTGCCCTCTGCTCCCTTGTTCTTACTTGGGTTCAATGACCAAAATTTTATGTAAGGGTTTTCATCGCCTTGTATCCATTTAGCTCCGATCAAAGAATGAATCCCCCCTCTGTTCTTGGGGACTCTAACCTTTTGGCGAATGTTTCTTTTCAGGTCGCCTGTATCAACAGGAGTCGATGCTTTGATTTCTTCGAGCAATATGTTTCCTGTTTCTTTTACAATCTTCCGTAATTCTTTTTTAACCAATCTTGTTTCAAATCTTTTTAGATTGTTGAGAGATGTTTTAAGGGAAAGTTTATCAAATACAATTTCAGTTTTAATCATACAACCTCCTCTGCTAATATTGTTAATGAATCATCTCTTGATTCTTTGTTTGGCTCAATATGCAAGATGTCGAAACTTCTTCCGTTGTATGTTATGGAATCTTTTGGATTAACTGCTCTGTGTCTAATCCTGAACTTTGCTTTGCTGACTGCTACTTCCTTGCCATTAACTGTTCTTTCAGTTCCTGCAAATTCTGTAACTTCGGCAAATAATGGAACTTCAGACAAGCTAACATTTGCAGAGCTTTCTTCTATCTCTCCAAATGCACCTCTCCCTGTAGCAGATTCAGTAATGCTTTTGCTAACAAGAGTTATTTTCCTATCTAATTTTCCAATTCTTTTCACTTAAAAATTCTTTTTATTTTATTAATAATGTTATTTTTTAAATTAACTATTTTTGTTTTTATCTTTTTTTTGCATAAACAAATACAACAAGTTTTACATTTCATGATTATTGTTTGATTGCTGAACTACCAAAGTAGTAGCCCACGATTGCTATTAGCGTTGTTCTGATTTCAGGTAAAATAACAAAGCCACCTAATGTCTTCCAAGATTCCCATTCAAAGAATAAAAAGCTACGCTCTTTGCTGACTGTCACTCCTGCTTCCATAAATGCCATAATAAAAGGCACTACTACGACTCCAAATAAACAAACTATTACAATTAATCTTCTTACCCATTGACCACCTCTGTCGGATGCTCTGTCTGCTGAATCGTCTGCAAGTTTTTGATTCACTTGGTTGGCTTCAAGTTGTGCTTTATTCATCTGCACGCTACTTGAAACAAATAAGCCAATGACTTTAGTCAATGCACCTACGCCTGTTCCCATAAATAATGATATTAATTCGTTCATTTTAAAATCCCATCTTTTCAAATTTCCATTCTAGGAAATCAATTCTCATATTTTGCTCAACATCTAATGGTAATATCCCATCAGATTCCCAATCGTTTATCCAATTTTTGTTTGCTTCTATATAGGACTTGTTTTGCTTTTGTTCGTGTTCAAGCATCATGATCCTTTCATCAATTCCAAAATAACCGATAACGGCTATTGCTACGCCAAAGATAATAGCCAAAAGATTGCGTAAAGGAATGGTAATATCCGTTCCCTCTCCAATCTTAAAGTCTGTATCTTCTTTGCTCATTTTTTGCTTTTCTTATATATGTGCCACCACGCTACAGAAAGTGATGCAATCCCACCACATACCTGAACAAAAATACTAGCTAATATATTATAATCATCCATTCCTGTTGATGTGATATTGACGACTCCTATTGTTCCCCAAATTTTTGCGTGTGTTAAAAGTTGTTCTTCCATTTTTAAAATTTTCTTATTTTGTATTGTTCGCTGATAAAGTCTACAGTCCTTGCAATCTTATGGGGTATGTCTCCGAATGATATTGGCTCTCTTGTGTCGTAATAGTGAGCCACAAGCATTAGTATTGCTTGATGTAATGGCTTTGGCAATGTCGTGTACCCTGCACTAAATGTAGCGACTACAGGGGCGACTCTTGACTTAGTTAAAGTAGGCATTGAGAATCCGTCCTTCATAGCTAAATAAGCAACTCCTGACCCTGCTTCTTCTACGACATAATGATTAGTGTCAACTGTTGTTAGAATGTTTTGATTGTTGTAGTATTTTAAATGAGTAAAAGAAACCAAAGGTGGGTTCGGTATTCTTAACTTGAAATAGGTTGTTGGAAATTCTGTGTAGTAAGTAGAATAAACCTGAGATGCTCCTAAGCTTCTTCTTGTAGAAATTTCAAGGCTTTGTCTGCAAGCAGTTATGAGTGTTGATATATAGGCATCATCATCTGTGTGAGAAACTCTAAGGTGTGCCTTTGCTTCTGCTAAAGATACAGGCTCAGATGTTGAATCCGTTCCTCTTGTGATTCCGTGTGGCTCTAATAACTGTGAATGATTTGCGAACATATTTATTTTAAAATTGTAAGAAGGACTCCCAAGGAATTGACCAAGGGAGTCTCGACTTAATTACATTACTCTGATTTTGCTACAACTTTCTTTTTAGCTACTTTCTTTTTTGGAGCTTCCGATTTGGGAGTTCCGAAGAAAGCTTTTTTTCTCAAACCAAGTGTGTAGATTTCGGTTAGGTAGTTGTCATCTTTGACTTCAACTAATTTATCCTGTACTTCTTGCTTGTTTGTGCTTGAGAAAACAACTGTAGGCTTATCGCCCTTTTTTTTATATGTTATAACTAATTCCATAAAATTAATATTTAATTAATTAAGATACTGAGTTAGTGAAAGCACCACTTGACTGTGCAATTGTAGCTAATCTTAAGCCACCCTTGTCAGTTAGTGAGTCATCTGTTCCACCTTGAGCCCCTGCTACGATACCATAAATCCAAGTTAATGTTGTATAAACATCAAATGTACCTGCATCTTGGTAAGTAATACCCATCATAGACAATCCTGTGTCAGCATCTGATACTACATCAACTTTGCTGATTGCAGGAATACCGATACGATTTGCTAATGCTTCAACATCATTAGGGATACGAGAAGCCATAACAATACCTGTTTTGTCTCCAAAGTAACCTGTTAATGCTTCAACCATTTGCAGGCATATCAGGATATTCAAAGATGTTTTCAAAGCCACCTACATTGGTAAGTTGACCATATGCAGAAGCACCTTTTTGTTGTCCGTGATAATCACCACTAGCGATTCTTGCGTCAGCATCTAATGCGTTGAATACATTTGAATTAACGATTCCGAATCGTCCTGTTGCTGATGCACCATTCTTATTCAAAACTGAGTTTGCTTTTGCTAACGCATCGTAATCTGAATTTGCTTCAGAAGCTACGACTTCATGAGAAAAGTTAGCTTGAACTGCTAATCCCATTGCGTAATCAAAAGCTTCTTTACCAAGAGAATAAGCCATGTTGCCTACTGTCTCTGCATAAAGGTCTCTTTTTGTTGATACTTGATCTAAGAAATCAACCTTGATTGGGACATGACGATGTCTGTCAAGAGTAACACTTACATCTGTTGTAAGACCATTTGCTGAAGCAGAGTTAGCTTTGTAGCCATCTGTTCCATGATACTCTTGAACAGAAGGTAAAGATAAAACTCTACCTGTTATAGTTTGCCCAAGTTTAGCTTCGTCAGATGAGAAATCAGTACCGATTGCACTCATAAGAGGAAAGCGAACTTTGAAAGCGTCAATCACATCTGTGATTAATTCTGTTGTGCTTAATGTTGCCATAATTTATTTTTCTTATTTTTGATTTGTTATCGGATGTCTCTGAGTTGACGAGCCAAGATTCCTTTTTGAATTGGGTCTTTGGTATCGGCTAATTTAGCACGAATCTCATCTGCTCCGTTATCCTTAGTGTTATTTAGTTTATTTAACTTTTGTTTTGTTGGTGCTTTTGCAAGCTTATCTAAAACAATATCTTTGAATGAATCGACTGATGTATCTCCTGAGAGAGCATCAATGGCGATGTCATTTAAAATACCATTTGCGTTATATTTTTCAACGATTGCTTTGATCCCTGTCTTACGATTGTACTCATAAGCAAGTGCATCTTCTGCATCGCTTTCTTCCTCAGCCTCTTCTTCGAGTTCAACCTCAACTTCTTCAGATGACTCTGATTCGGTTTCTTCGGCTTCTTCGGCTTCAGCTTCTTGAACTTCTGCTACTGCTTCAGTTACCTGAGCAACAACTTCTGTTTCTTCTGCTTTAGCTTCGATAGTAGGCGAGGTTTCTTCAGTTGATTCTACCTCTTCGGTGTCTTCAACTTCTGTTGTTTCTGTTGTTTCCATTGTGGGTTTTACCTCGTTTCTGATTTGTTCTAGTTTGTCGCCAACTTCCTGAGGAAGGGACGCAAAAAGTGGGGTCTTTAGCACATCGTCTAATCGTGCAACCATTTGAACTTTTTCTACAAGTTCTGTTGCTAGTCCTGCATCAACTGCTTCTTGACCAAAAAACCAAGTGTCGTTTTCCAACCATTGATTTACAGTCTCAGGAGATGCCCCTGTGTGCTTCTGATAAATATTAGAAAGGACTTGCTCAAACTTGGCGAGTTCCTCTATTCCGTTTTCTAAATCTTTTCTGTTTGGATAATCAATTCCTCCAAGCATTGGTAAGTGTGTAAACACCGAACCATTCTCAGGGATGTAAACATTATCTCCTGCTAGGATTATGATTGAAGCAATGCTTCCTGCCAATCCTCCGATATATACATCTATCTGTGAATCCTTTGCTCTCAAATAATTGTACATGGCGATTCCATCAAGGATAGAGCCACCGACTGAATCGATGTGAAGGTTGATGACATCTGCTTCAACCTTGGAAAGGTCTTGAATAAATTCCCTCGCAGATACCCCAAAGCCTCCGATTTCATCCAAGATGAATACATCGTAATACTTTTTATCAGTTTTATTAACAGAGCTTTTTGTCTGTTGTATGTTATACCATTTTTTCATAAATTATTTTAAATATTGTACTACCCTAACATCCCAAATGATAAAGTTGTTTGTTAATGTATTGACCCCATCTTCATCTGATGGTCTTATTTTTATTCTCATACCTCCTCCAATAGGAAGGAAAAAAGAAGTGTGCTTTAATGGACTATTGTTAAAACTTCCTGCAGTATCACTAGTGATTAAACAAAGCCTATTTAAATTCTCATCTGTAATCCAAAAATAATCATTGTCTTGATTAGATGAAATAGTTATCGCAACACAATTATCTTGTAATTTTAAACCACTTTTCCAAATACTGTTCTCCGTTTTGTCTGTACCTAAGTTTCCATTCTGATTTTGTATAGTGTAAGAAATACTATTATCCACAAAAGGTCGAGTACCCTTAACTTGTGATATGCTTTGGGTATTCGCAAATGTTGTTGAAAATGGGAGAGTATTAACCTGCATAAAACCTTGTTACATAAATCCGAACATTTGCAGGACTTCCTCCTGTTTTGTCAATAATCCTGAATTTAATTTTTGTGTCTGCTATTGGTAAAGTAATGAAACTTTGTACGCTTGTCCCTGCACTAAATGCAGGAATTATCATAAGTGTTGAACCATTTTCATCGGCTAAAATAATTCTGTCATGATCTAATGCAGATACAGTAATAAAAGCAGTATTTGTGGGAACATCTATAACTGCACTAGATTGTCCTTCTAGGACTTCTGAGTTCATTAAAACCTCTGATTTATTTATATATTCTCTCGCCATTATTCTTTATCTATTTGTTTTAATTTTTTGATAGCCCATTCAACGCCTGATGTGCCTCCCCAAGCATCCCACATAAGACC